CCGAATTTGAAGTTGGAGGGGACCGGGATGAAAGACGACGACGACAAACGAAATGCTGATGTCACAACCTCTGTGATGTCCTTCTCAATGTCTCTCCTCTTCGTTCCGACGCTGGTGTCCTCGGTGAGCCCGCATACGCGGTCCACCAAGTCCAGAGCCATTACGACACGTTTTCGCACGTGGGGATCCAATCCCTCTGTGACGTGCGCGTTACGCAGTTTAGTCATCGCCTTTGACGACTCCACCGGAGTCATCGTCAGAACGACGGCTGCGTAGCGCCTGTATACTCTGGGTGCCTTTTGCACCCCCGGCAGTCCCCAACCACCCAACTCCTTCGGCCAGTTAAGTGGCATCCCTGACTGCCTATACATCCGGAAGGTCTCCTTGTGGAGAGACTCTGCGACGGCAAGCACCCTCGCTTTCCGCCATTTCTCCTTCACAACGGCCCTCTGTTCGCATAGAACGTCAGGCAGGATGACCCACGTGGGTGCAAGGTCGTCGTCGCTGCGTTTCGACTCACGCTTGCTCAGTGCGATCGCACTCAGCTTAGCGCGGTTCACGCGCGACACGGCCCTGTACTGTCGGTATGTGATCGCCATTGTCTCCTTTCGCCCCGCCAGGGCGAGCGCAAAGTATGCACCGAGTGTATGCTTGGTCTCATGTCGAGTAGCAATCTCCTCAGCGGTGAGCTGTTTCGTTAATGAAACAATCCTCCCCACGGTGAAAAGCCTCTCGACGAAGATCAACCGCAGCGCCGCGGATCTGTAGCTTTTGGATACATTGATCACTAACCCGACGTCCGATATCTTCTGGAAGTAGAGCTCGCTCCTTGCTCTTTCCCATATCGCTCCCAGGTCATCACCACACACCACAAACGCTGGCCATTTTCTCACAGACGGCGGCCTTTCGAGGTCGTCTCCTGGCTTGTACGACGCCGCGTACACGTTCAGGACAGTCAAGATGGGCCACGTCAACGACAGGCCCATCAGAGCACCCCGCCGGGTGCTCTTGCCCACATACTCGAGTAATCCTGCTTCTTCCCAGAGTTTTCTCTCTGAGACAGATGGAGCTTCCAATGTCATCGGACCAATGGCTAACGACATCATGTCGTGGAACTCCTCTGAGCAGAACCCGGGTCTCATCGCCCGCCTAAACCCACTGTACACAGCATTCGCTACGCGGAACTGTATATAGTCGGAGGCTTTTGATAAGTCTGCGGACAGGCCCTCCAGGGGGCCCGATGAACTGGACATGCTCCTCCGCGCTCCCGTCTTGAGCGCGCGAGGTATGCCGACGTCCCGTCGGAGAGAGTATTCGGATGCAGACTCGAGCTTAAGGAGGGACATCATTGCGGAGTTCACCCGTTGTGCATTAACCACAACGGACGCTGTCGAGATCGACGCGATCCGCATTTTGTTCCCTCGCTCGCCTATGACGACTGGCTTCATCCTGGGCGCTGGGAGTTCCTTCGCCTCTCCTCCATGGGAGAGCTCACGAAGGTCTTCTCGCGCTAAGGCTGTCGCCACCAGTCCTATGGCTAGCGCTCTAGTGGGAGCATCGACGTACGGTTCGACGGTCCACCGACCGGTCTCGTCGTCCCCTACCTTCGTAAAGGCAGCCCCGCACCCAATGGACGGAACAGCAGGCTGTGTGCTGGGCAGCGCGCGCACATCGCGCTGCTCTCCTTCTTCGTCAAGAAGGACTCCTTTTCTACTCTTCTCTTCATCAACGCCGATGTCTGAGTTGAGCCACGCAGAGGAATCAGTCACAGTCACAGAAATCTGTTCCGCATCCGGGTCGGTCACATCGGTCAATGTGCCCTCAAGTTCAGGCTCTATGCGGTAGCTTCCCCACCCCACAGGCGACACGTCCGTCCGCCTTGGAGGGGATTC